AAGACTATGCCTTGGGCTTTGCCTGTCTTGGATGTTCTGGAAAAGCACCTTGGTAAAGGGACAGTGGAAACAGGGATCAAGAATGGCAACATTGAAATGGCTCCTCTTGCACTTATGCGTGGCCGTAGCTTCGATAATGCCTTCATAATCGTAGATGAAACACAGAACATCACGACACATGAACTTAAGATGCTACTCACTAGGGTAGGCGAGGGGTCAACCATTGTTCTTAACGGTGATGTGCAACAGTCAGACCTAAAGGAAGCAGACGGTCTGTCTAAGGTTATCCACCTAGCTAAGAAGCACATGCTTCCAGTGCCTATCATAGAGTTCGGTGTAGAAGATATTGTCAGGAGTGACATCTGTGCCCAGTGGGTCAAGGTCTTCATGAAAGAAAACATCTAAATAAAAAGAAACCCCGCCGAGGAACTCAATCCTTAGCGGGGTTTTTTATTGCTTACTTTTTCTTTGTACCCTTACCGTAGGGTAACTTCTTTCCATTCTTAACTGGCATTATTTCTTTCCTTTATAACCTGAGGCCTTTATAGCCCTTCCTTGTTTCTCTGCTTCAGCTTTAGTTTTGTAGACCTTACCAGTCTTACCCCACTTGTAGCCACCCTTTACTTTATGTACTGGCATAGATTCTCACCACTTCCCTAGTTTTTAAAAGCATCGTTAAGAAGAATAATCTCTAGCTTCTGTACTTGGAGAGTTAACTCATGTGTTGTTGCAATGTTCCAGCCAAGAAGAGCCAGAAGTGCAGCAAACAACACCCCTAATATAGCCTTGTTGTCCATGGTTTAACCTCCGTCAGATCTACTTGATTCCATCATTTCACGAATAGACTTTATATTCTCGTCCATACGCCCTAATGTTACAGCCTGAGACTGAATAATAGTTGTTAAGTTAGTAATCCTAGCCTCATGCCTACCAATGTCACGAGCATTAAGATCAATAGCACTAGCTAGGCTAGATACATACCACACCAAGGCTCCTGTCTGGAACAGGATACCTACGAGAAACGAGACTGATACACTTTTATCTTTCATCTTACTTAGTAAACCCCGCACCGAAATACAAACCTACGATAGCTGAGACAATGTGTGTGTCCAGCGGTGTGATAACAAACCCTTGAGCTGACTGCCACTTCACTACATCACCACCTCCGAAGAGCCAGTTCATGAAGCCACCTTCGACTTCTGTGTAGCCTACAATAACACTCACATCAGGGTAGAACACAGCAACCATCTTCGGCAGTACGATAATAGCAAACACAGCTGACAAGGCTATGAGCCTACGTGTCCATGCAAAGTGCTTATCGTTCTTACCTGCGTCCCTAGCTCTGTTGACTTGCTTGGCATTGAAGTTAGCTCGTTCTATGAGCATTGCTTGTTGTGCCTGTTTAGCTTTAATGCTCTGACCCCATACGGTCATGACACCACCTAGTATAGTGGAGCCTAGCATCGTGATTAGTTCTAAAGGTAGTCCGAACATATTGTCACCTATATTTATTAGCTCTGGTTATCCAACCGTTGAGGTATTTCTTAGTCTTAGGTTTTCTTTTAACCAAGTCTTTGTAGAAGGCAATACGAGCATCTGCATATTCTTCTTTCGAAACATCAGCAGAAGCAATAGCAGCTAATGTCTCAGGCCCAACACTACCATCTTGTTTATTTTTAGGTAGTCCAGCTGCTTTCTGAAGTATCTTAATAGCATTAGATCCAGAGTTGATGTACATATCAAAGACTGAGGCCTGTAAATCTTGAGGTAATTCATTAATCTTAGGCTTATTAAAGTAGTTCTGCCTATAGATTGTACGGGCCTCTTCTTCTGTGACAGCCTTAATGTCATCGACAGTAATTGAGTTAGGATCTACTCCTTTAAACTCAGCTAAGGCGGCTGGGGTTATGCCTCTGTTAGTTCCTATAAGAGTCCCATCTGGGCGGTAGTTACCTGTGTCTTCCTTATCGTCTTGAAACCCACCTTCTGAGACAAGTATCTGTTTCAAAGAATCGTCTACAAGGTCAGGTTGAGAAACCTCAGGCAATTCGTCAAACACACGGTCTTCCATAGGTACACCAGACTGTAAGAACTGCCGATCAGGATCTTCAGATACAGGTGCAGGAGTTTCAGGTGTTGTTGCTAAGTCTATCAGACCTACAACAGTGTCCTTATCCCAGAAGTTAGTGCCTGTTGTCTCAGCCTTTGGGGCTTCGACTGTTACCTCAGGCTCTACTACTAACTCTACGACTTCATCGTTATCCCAGAAGTTAGCCATATTACTCACCCTGACCCCGTTTGACCCGAACAGTAGGATCAGTGCCGACACGATAATGAGCACCAACAGGAACCATGCTATATGCCTCTTCATTTGCTACCACCCACGGGTTCTCTAGAGCACCTTGTTCAGTACGTACTGTAGGTTGTTCAGTCCCTTCAACAAGTGTCTTACCAAGAAGGGTGTTAGTCTGTTCAATCACAGAACGGTACTTGTATGCCTTAGCTACATCACCGAACTTACCAAGGAACGAGCCTTTAGCGAGAGGCATACCCAAGGAAGTAGGAGTAGGTGCATCACTTGCAAGGTTACGTTGCACAGTCCGTATGAACTGAGGATCTGTAGCATAGTAAGTCTTAGTGGCTTCATCCCATTTCAGAGCTGGGTTGTAACCTGCATAACCTTTAGCACCAGCTTCAGTAGAACTTAGTGTGCTCTCAGCAAAGCGGAGGTTGTTAGTCAATGCACTGTTCAACAAAGTACGGATCTGGTTAGCAGCTGGTTTATCTACACTCTCAAGCATGTTGATCTTCTCTAGGAGACCTGAATCTTCTACGATCTCTTTGATCTGAGAACCTGTCTGGTGTAAGTCAAGGTGATTAAGGCTCTTAACTACAGATGCCACACCAGCTACAAGTTGTTTACGTCCTTGATCTGTAGCAACTGAACCAACTTCGAGGTTCTTAAGGAGAGCTACACCCGCCTGACGTTCTGTTAGCAAGTCGGCAGCAGTCATGTTTGTAGTATCGAACAAAGCACCCATCTCTTCAGGTGAAAGGATTGTGTTAGGTCCAACAACTTCATCAGGCTTGTTAGACAAGATACCGTCAAAGATAGAGCCTAGGTCACCCTTACTTGAAACAGCAGCAGTTGGGCTATCATTTGATAGTTTAGCAGTGATTGTCTCGAAGATTTTAAGACCAGCTGGTGATGCAAGGATGTCAGAGTTAGTGATACTAGCACCTGCAATAACCTCTGCCATAGAGTTACCAGACTGCGATAGGAAAGATGCTACACCTTCAGCTACCTTCTCAGGATCTTTAGTATCCTTGACTTGAGTCAGGAAGTTCTCTAGGTTAGTGAAGTACTCAGTTACATTGTCTCGTTCTTCCTGAGGTACAATGTTAGGTACTTGCATCTCAATAAGACGTTTCGCCTCTGCAACACGGACCTCAAGCTGTTCAACGTCTAGGGTTGTGATAGGCTGACCACTGTCCCGTTTGACAGCAAGAGAAGCAACTACAGCATTGTCAAGGTTCTTCAGTTGGTTGTTGATAAGAGGCTTAGTTTTGCCGTAGTAAGATGACAGATCGTTAGTGTTTGCTGTAGTCTGCATCAGGGATACAGCTGCATTCTCTGCGGCTGTATTCTGAGCATAAGCAAACCTCTGTTGTTCTGTGAGGTTAGGCTCTAAGATACGAGATGCTTGATATGCAGAGATGAACACAGGGTCTTTCATCATAGCTTCTTGCATCTCTTGCTCAGGACTTGTTGCGATCTGCTGCAACGAAAGCCCTGTCTTAGCTTTTATAGTAGAGTCATACTTCGCTAGGTCACGGTAGCCACCGGGTAGTTTAGAAGCAGCTTCTTGAATGGCTTGACCGTACTGTGCTCTACGTTCTTCAAAAGACATAGGAGCAGATCCACTCTCAGCTTGTTGATCTGTAGTGTCAACAGCATTTAGCAAGTCACTGATAGCACCCTTCTCACGAGCATTCTGGTAGGCTTCTATACCTGTGGTAGCAATACTTAAACCAGTATTGATACCTTTAAAGACAGCACTCTCATATTGTGTTTGACCTTGAATGGCCCGTGCCTGAGAGTTAAGAGCCATTGATTGAAAGTCAGACCGGATCTTAGCAGTGTTATCTTTCACTGGTTCTTGTGGTCTCTCGAAAGCAATATCGAAGGATGATTTAGGTGCGAATATATCTTGTGCCATATTAGTTTCCTAGTGTTGATGCTAGACGTTCAGCCATTGCAGACCTGTCATTCTTGCGTAGTTTAAGAATAAGCTGTGGTAGCTCACTCTCTAGAGGTGTCACAAGAGCCTTACGCATAGACATCTTGGTTGCTTCCGAAGCACCACTCAGATCAATACGCATCTTCAAAGCATAGAGGAGGTTGAAACCCTCTTCGATCTTAGCTGGATCACCTGTCTTAATCATCATGTGTGCTTTGTCGGCAGTCCTGTTGATAGACTTACGTTCTGTGCGGATCTTCTTATCATCATTGTAGATGACAGACTTAGTTGCATAGAACTCCTGAACCTTAAGAGGACCGAAACCAAGACCAGTTGAGATAGCTTCTGTCGTAGTCATCTCACCGGGGACTGTAGCCCCTGTCTTACTGCGGTACTGACCGTTGTTCAAGATACCTACCATCTTAGCTGCGTTATCTAAGGTTGAGATGTTACGGAAAGTCTTCATGACATCCTCTGTAACCAGAGTACCATTACCATCTGTTAGGTTCTGTGTAGCACTAATCAAAGATTGTACAATGTCACCACCGATCTGAGCAGACGGACCACCTACGACCTCAAGGAACTGACCCTCATTGATCTTACGGAGTGTCTCTCTGATCTGACCAGCAGGTGCGAAGCTAGTAGAGAAGCCGATACCTACACGGCCCTGCTCGTCTGCCATCATTGTATCTGCTACACCATCAATAAGACCCCACTTGAGGTAAGTGAAGAACTGATTGTCAGTGCTCCATCCCAGTTTCTCAGCAATGTAGTCTGCACCACTAGCGAAGCCGAACCCTGCCGTACCGTACATTGGTACGAGAACAGCACCTAGCCTTGCACGTTCAGCCTTAGTGAACTCCTTGCCGTTAAACAAGGTCTCCATAGACCGCATGGTGTGTGACAACCATTGGGTAGGTAGACGCAAGGTTCCCTTCTGCCATGATGCGTTAGATACTGACGACATATGGAAGTTAAGAGCACTATCACGTTTAGCAATCTGCATACGAGCCTGCTCTGAGAGGATAGAGACACCGGGGTTCTTAGCCTTGAACTCTAAGATAGCAGTGTATGTGCCTGTGAGACGGGCCAGACGGTCACCCTCACGGAAAGGTATGAGACCAATGTCCATACCCTTAGATGCTGTCTTCTTAGTGTTAGCCCAAGCACTAGTCAATGCACTAGGTGTGTAGTCCTCACCTGCAAAGCCAGAGATACCACGACCATAACCAGTGTTAAGCTCTGCAATCTCAGTGTCTAAGTCAGCACGACCAGAAGTACGGACGTATTCCATGATTTCTTTCAGATCACCCTCTGACAGATCGTACCGACCAGCAAGTCTCTTAACACCTGCCTCTGTGAAGTCAGGGAAAGTGTGCAGACCTCTCATAAGGAGAGCAAGAGCTGCACCACGAGGACCGTGGGTAGGGGAGATAGCTGCGATAGAAGTAACATGGAAGGACTGAACAACAGTCTGCTTGATATTCAAGAACCCAAACTTAGTCATAAAGCCTACTTTAAGGCCTAGATTAGTTGGATCTCCGAAGTCAAGCTCTTTACCTGTGATGTTGTAGACGAACTTAGCAGCACTGTCACCAAGGTTACGCATGAAGATCTCGTCTTCACGTTTAACACTCATACGGCGACGATCAATGTTCCACACTTCCTTCATGCGGGTTACTTCTTTACCTGTCCCTGTGAACTTAGCATTCATGAACAAGTTAAAGTAATCATCAGAAGGTACGTTCTTAGGTAACTCAATACCTGACATAGCCTTAGCCTTCTTGACCCACCCTACCATAGCATTCATGGTGTAGGCTCTGTAGCTAAAGTCATTGATAGCACTGTTGATACCTGCTACAACATTAGCAGCAGGGTCATAGTTCGTAGTCTTACCACCACCGTAGTGAGGAAGTACCCGATCATTACGCCGCATGTCGTTCTCGATGAAGTCAGCAGTAGACATACCGTCGAACACATCATCATTACCATCAAAAGAACTGATAGAGACGTTACGTTCTTTCACTTGAATGTCAAGCTGAGTATCTAAGTCCCAGTTATTCTCACGAGCAAACAACTCCAAGTCCCCTCGGGTCTCGATGTCTGGGTTCCAAGAGTTGTTAGCCTTAATGATCTCGTCAATGTCCTCTGAACCACGAGCAGCCCGGATTGTATTGATCTCAGCAACAGACTTGAGAGCCTCTTCCTCTGTGAAAGAAGATAAGAATGTCTTGATGCGACCTTTGTCGTAGTCACCTGCAACAACAAACCACTTAGCGAATGGGTTAGTACGAGGACCACCAGCATTGTAACCAAGTACATCCGTAAAGTCTAAGGCGTCTATAGTTGAGGGACGTATAACGTACTCCACACCTTCATATGGTTTATCGAGACGCCATACCTCAGCATCAGGGTCAAGGTAATCTCTGAAGGTGAGTTGGTTATCAAAGATGTCCATGACACGAGCTTGCTCAGGGATGTTAGATGTAGTGCCGATCCGTTTAGCAGGTACTCTAAAACCATTAGGCAGCTTTACAGCACGGTAGCCCTTCTGGACATACCGTTGCATGATGTTAGAAGCCTGTAGGAGATAAGAAGCATCACTGATTTCTACAAGAGCATTGTAGGCCTCAACCACTTTAGGTGTAGCTTTCTTTCCTGTGAACTCTTCATACTTATTAGAGAAAGTAATGTCATCGTACCAGCCACGTTTAGCTGATTCGAGAGGATTGTCCCGTAGTCCACGAGTAATGAAGGCTAGTGCTGCACGGTCTGTGTTGTTAAGAGCTTCGATAGGCTTAGAAGCATCTTTAACAATCTTACCGAGAGAAGCAGCTGCACCCTCACCTAAGTTAGCAAGCTGTGTTGTACGTTCTAAGCCACGAGTAGCAGCTGAACCAAAGACACGACCAATAGGGTAAGTGAAGGAGTCGATAGCATTACGTAGAGCATTACGTTCTATCTTCATAGCACCGTCAAAGACATCTTCAACGCCGGGGATTTCTTTAAGGAGGCTAAGGTTCTCAGACTTCTGAACAACAAACCCCTTAAGTTCATCACCATCCATTACGGGAACAAGTTCACCCTGTAGGCGCTGGGCAGCAGCCTTAGCACCAGAGGAGGGATTACCCAGAGAGGTAGGCTTGTACGGCTGACCATCTGTAGACTTACCGAATTGCATAGTAACTTTGTAGTTGCCGAGTTCATCAGATACTTGAGCAGCCTTGTACACAGGGTTGTTGAAGGCTTGCTTCATACGAACACCTGCCTCAGCAGCAAGACGATTGATCTCTTCCTTAGGAAGTACACGACCTACAGCATTGCTCTCATAGACCTTCTTGAACTCTTGTACAACACGGTTCTCTTGGAGACGACGAGATACAGACCCCTCAGAGGGCAGAGCCTCGTCAAGGTGTGGGTTCAATGAGGCTGGGCCTACATCGGCTGTTACTTCAGGATCTAACCTACGGTTCAACACACCTTCAGCTGCATCTGCACCAGCCTCTAGACCTTGGTTAGAAGATACACGACCAGTGAGTGTCTTCTTCTTAGCAGTCTTGATAGCTAGTTTAGTACCAGCTTTAACTGTACTACCTAGGCCTGTTGCATCAAGCAGAGCAAACGCTTTAGTCAACCCTTTATCGAACGTACCTCGAAAGCCATTGTTGTTGACAATTTCATTCAGTTGCCCTAGACGCCAAGAGCTATCTTCCCGTGGGCCTTTGCTCATGTAGTCTTCAGCAAAACCATCGAACCACTCACCGAACTCTTTAGGTGTCATCTTGATCTTGTTAGCAAGAACCTCAGTGCCCAGCGCTTCGAGTTCATCCTCTGACAGTAGTATCTTAGGGGATGTAACGAACTCGTGAAGAGCCATAGAACCGAAGTCAAGGATAGCATCAATAGCACCTGTCTCTTCTTGGTCTTGGTACTTCTCGATTACACTCTGAGCAATACGGTTGTTAGATGCAATACGGAGATCGGTAGGCTCTACGTTAGGGTCATTAAGACCTAAGGCTTGTTCGTAGAAGAACTGTTGAGAATCTAGAAAGTCAAGTTCTTTCTCGTAGTACTTATCAACATTCTTCTGGAACTGCTCAGGGTCTACATCTAAGTACTCAAGACGTTCCATAGCATAAGTCTGCAATGGGTTGTTCTGTTCTACAAAGTCTCTCTTTGCAACTACAACATCTGTGTGAGGATTACCTGTGGTTAGGAATACTTCGTCAAGTTCAGCATCTGTTTTTATAGAAGTGTCCTGCTCTTCTTCTGTCTGAAAGTCATCTAAGAACTGAGTGTTGTCAGACTCAATGAACGTGAGATCTTCGTTTTCCATTTAGGTCTTCCTCTTACGTATTATTATCGTGCAAAGCCACTACCGATGCTTGCGATATTTGTAGCCATACCGAAGTAGTTAGATGCCTGACTTGAGTACATACCTGCACGAGATAGTGCAACACCTTGCTGTGCCTGTAGGACATTTGCTTGACCGTAGAGACCTGCAATCTGTGAAGAAAGATCAGCCTCTTCTTGGCGTAGCATTGTGATGTTAGATGACAGACCTGACTGTTGCGAAGAGTAACCTAGTGCAGAAGCAAGGCTAGATCCGATAGAGGCTGCACCACCAGATACAGCAGAACTTTCACCAGCACCTGCGGCAGAGGCTACGTTAAGAGTACGAGCACGTTGGATCTGTGCTTCACGGATAGCCTGTCTACGGCTCCTACGTACAGCTAACTTCTCTTGTTCAGCTTGTGTAGCTATCTGTTCCTGTTGAACACCAATTCGTTCCTGCTCTACACCAGTAGCTTCTTGAGTTATGCCTGTGATCTGTTCTGTGTACGAGGCAGCTTCAGTTTGAGCAGCTTCAGCTTTCTTCATAGCCTTAACACCCATGCCTACACTAAGACCGACAGCAGCCCCTACGAGAGCGCCTGTCACAGATGTGGTGATTAGACCACCTGCAATAGCACCAATAGCAGTAAATACAGCCATATTACAATTCCTTTATGTAAGCGGTCTCGATTTGCTTGAAACCTTTTCGTTTGAATAGAACACCAGCACGACCATCTAGAACACAGTCAAGTGCAGATAACCTTGCGTAGTCACAGCCTAGACCCTTTGCCCATTCAACATAAGCATCAATCAACTTAGGGGCTGTCTTACCGTTTCTGTGTTCTGGATCTAACCACAACATCAACTCTTGAGTACATATTAAATCGTTAATAGGTAGCTCCATAGCTACAGCAGCAATAGCTCCTACGATCTCTTTGTTGTAACAGGCCACCTTAACTAAACCTACATCACTGTCGATTAGTTGTTGTAAGGAGTTAGCTACCTTATTAAGGTTCAGAGTATTCAAGGCTGGGTGGTTAGTCTCCTTAGAGAACTGTTTACCAGCAAGAGTAATGTCTAAGATGTCACTGTGGTTAGCGTCACGGATTGTGTAAGACATGAAGTCTCCTAGTTAGAATTTACTATTTACTCCACCTAGGACTGAGAAGCCTAGAAGAATAAAGTCTTTACCCTGTTCACTCTCGAACTTAAGACGCATTGATCGTCCCTTGCCACGTAGTTTCATACGAGTAACGATTACTGACTCAGGGTGGTTAAAGTCTAGAAGGTTGCTAGAGTTTACGACTGGCATACGCTTGAAGCGATAGGCCTGTTGAGGAGTGCTAGAGGAAGTACTACGGAAGTCCCAGAAAGAACTAACAAGCATAGACGATGGGTTGTCTGGTTGGTAGCCTGTTTCTTCGTTACCTTCCCATGCAGTCTCTGTGAGGCGCATGTAGGTAGTCACATAGGGTGCAGTCTTCTGAAGTAACAGATCACCCATGAAGTCATAACCAGCCTCTGCGTATGAGCTGTAGTTCGTTGTACCCCAGTCTAGAAAGTCACCTCCACTGAAGGAACCCATAGTGATCTTGTTTGTAGCACCGTCTCTAATGATAGCAATGATAGCAGGAGATCCAGTAGATACGTTAGCAACCTGTTGTGAGATAACATCGTCACCCGTAGAGGTTACTACATCATCACCAGTAATGGTCACAACATCAAGAGCAGAGAGACTAGCACCGAAGCCTGAGTAGAACTCGAAGTCTATAACGCAGTCTGTGTTAACTCCTGCATCTTCGATACGCCAAGGGTAGAATGCTCTGAGTGCAGCATCAAGTACGAGTACATTATTAATCTTAGACTCAACATCCTCACCTTGATCGGGCCAAGCCCAGTAGGCTCTCTTGTTCACACTGTCAAAGGAAGTCTTTAGTTTAGACTTAGACTCGTTAGGGATAGCATCCCAGTAAGTCTGAATAGTAGTGAGTGTCAGGTTGCTCTCAACTGGACGACCACTAGCAGCATCGAAGTCTAGAGTATGGATACCGTTGCGGCTCCACCAGACAGGTGATCCATCTGCAACAATAAAGCTACTAGCATCTACGATACCTACGTCAGTAACCTTCTTAACAGCAAAGGCTGTAGGAGTGAAGACACCATCAATACCTTCGATACGCCACACACCGTTATCAGCAAAGATGTACAGGGAAGCATCAATAACGTAGAGAACCTTGATACCTACTGCACCAGCAATACGGATAGCACCACCGTCTGTGTCTAAGAGGTCACTGATATACTCAGAGGTAGGATCGTTCTGTTGTAGACATTCACCTAGTTTATCGAAGTCAGTTATGAGCTGGCTAAACAGAATGATGTCTGTGTTCTTAGCACTGTTCAGACCTGCGTAGAAGGCACGACCTGAGAAGTTAGCTACAGTAGAGAACCTGCTAGTCTCTACCTCAGTCGTAAGACCAGAGACACCTGAGACACTAGAACGGTTCTTGTTAAAGAAGTTTAGGATGTAGTGTCCGTTACCAGTAAGTGATGTACCAGTGTAGATCTTATCCCACTCAGCTGCATTGTAAGCACCTGTAGCATCTTTACCTGAGTACCAAGGGTGTGTCAGACGCTTTGTGAGGTCCGTAGGAGCACCATTACCTGTGTTCCAGCCTGTGTTCTGTGCATCGTACTTACGTTCATCAGGGGGGCTTGTATCGTCCTCTGCATAAGTAGAGGTGTCACCCTGCCAGTCGAAGTCACGAGTACGGAAATCAATCTGTGTAACTGTTATTGTTTCACCTACGTTGTCTCGTTCAATGTAGATAGGATTGATAGAGGAAGACACTACAAGAAGAGCACCCTTGAGGGATGTGAATGTACATTTAGCTTCTGAAGCACCTACACCACCTGAAGTCTCGTATGTAGCTAGGTTAACTGTGTGAGCTTCGAGGTTAGCTGAGAAGGGAGCCTCTGCTTTGTTGTAGAAGTAAAGGGTAGCACCGTTCTGAAAGACTAGGAACTCTAGGCCTGACTGACCACCTACGTTAGCCCACGTACCTGTGGTTGTGATAGCTGCATCTGATACAGTGAAGCTAGACAGTACGGAGTTAGTTTCTTTAGCGATACCCTTACGTCTACGGCGTGAACCATCACGACGAAGATCACAGTTTAGTTCATCTACAGAAGCATCAGCTGGAAACGTAAGTTCCCCTGCCTCAGTAACCAGACCTTTGATGAAAGTATTAACTACCCTTTGAGTTAGATTCTGTGGCATTTCGTTTCTTCCGCTCCTCAAAGTCCTTACCGAAAGCCTCACGTTTCACAGCTTTAGTAGGAGTCAATGTATTAAAGTATCTTTGGATAGCATCCTTGGCCCTTAGCAGAGAAGTGTACTTGCCACTTAGTTCCTTAGGTACTACGCCTTTCTCGACATGGACCTCAAAGAACTTATAACCGCCGGGTGTTTTCTTGACATGAATAGCTGTACTAGACTTCTCAGGACATCTTGCGGTTAAGAGCTGTTTGTCATTGTTAACACTAAATTCAACGTCTACCATATGTGGGCCTTTTGTTTGCTTGCTTGAGTCGGTGCATGTCGTTCTGAACGTATGACTTCTGCCTACGTGCAGCCTGTTCGATCTTCTGGTCTACACCATTCTTGAACAAGGAGAAACATGTTGACTTAGACTCAGCAATAAGGTAAGGGAACAATACTTCATCTATGTCAGGTGTGAAGTCATCGTTGATTGAGAATGTAGGGATCTTATGTCCGTAGCATCGTGTCTTAAAGGAGGTCAGTGTCTGGCTGATCGTGCTGTCGTAGGAGTCCATAACAACATGCTCGTCATCAAACAATGTGAAGTAAGAAGGAGCCTTGTCGTTACGGATCAGGACAGGTACGTTACCGTTCACTGAGTTAACTGTAATGGTTGCATCACCTTCAGCATTCAAGCTCAGGAACTCGATAGGCTCCAAGTACTTTAGAGTGCGGAAGTCTGTGCCAGTAGAGGAGATGTTGTATTGTACAGTCTCAATCTTCTTAACGTCATCAGGGATACTGAAGTGTGTAGGACGACTACTGTTAGAGAGACTTGTTAATGTAAGAAGTTCTTGATGCTCAGGTACCATTCGTGTTGACACCATGTTAAAGTAAACATCACGAACTACAGAAGCAATCTGTTCAGCTTCAATGGAATCACTAATGCTGTTGACATCCTCAGAGTCCATGTCGGACAGGATGTTCTGGACTATCTGTAGGAGTGTACGTTTCATTAGGTGTGCTCCACTACGATGGATACAACACAGTCAACATGAGCCGTTGCTCCACCATCACCTTGTACTAAGATGTAGTCGTTGTCTGTAATTGTGTTATTTGCGGATGGGTTTAAGAAGTCTACATCACCAGTAGCTGATCCTGCCTGAGTGATAGTGACTGTACCCATAGTTGCTGCGGAGGAGTTCTTTACTGTGAGAACAACGTCTGCCCCAGTGATAGACCCTGCTAGTACAGTTGTAATTCGACTAACCGTACCACCAAAGGGAATTGGTACATACATGTCTGTTGGTTCTGAGATGTCGTGGATATGTAAGTTTACTACAGAACGCCTGTGATCTTTCCATGAGCCTGAGCCTGCGCCATCGGCTACATATACATCACCAGCTGTTGCTGTGGAAGCTCCCTTAGGCTCGTGGAGGTAGGGATCTGATAGTGCTGAATGGTTGACATTTGCCATTTAATATATTCTCCTAGAGCAAGGGTAGGGTGACCCCGAAGGATCACCCTTGTAGTATTATACAGCAGGGTTCGATACGATTGTAACGATACCTTCTGGACGGTACTTCTTAACACCGTAACGAGCAGTAGTTACATACTCGTGACGTTGGTAATCTTTGTTGTACTCGTAATCCACCTCAGGCATTTGACGCCATGCACCGACGAATGGGTTAGCACCCGCATCGGAAGAGAAGAACAAGTTAGCAACACCGTTGCTAGTGGAGAAGTCTTGGGCTGTTGTGCCATCGGCTTCGAGGAGTGCACCATCTGCAACAGTTGCCTTCAGGTAGTTAGATGTATATACATCGAAACCATAGACGTTTGCTACAAAGCGCATACCAGTTGCGATACCATCACGAACAATACCTTCCCACATTGGGTTGTTAGACACGTTAACCAAGTTGGTCAAGGTGTTCAACTGGTACTCAACGGATGGGTCAACGATAGCAACCATACCACGATCAGGAACATTAGACTTCTTAAGTGCGTAACGAGCAAATGCGAAGTCAGCAAGATCGAGACGACCTGCGTTACCACCAGCGATACGGTGAGCAACACCATCAGTTGTTTCAGCTGAGTTAGCAGTAACACCAACTTCAGGAGAAGCGAAGGTTGTTGACTCGAAGTGCTCCATGATTGCACGTTCTTGCTCAGGAACAAACCGTGCTTCCAACTGTGCGCTGTAGAACGAATCCTGTGCAGCTTTCTTAGTCATGTAAGAAGCAGACTGGAGGTACTTATCTACAGTGAACTGGAACTCTGCTGTGTCCATTGGGACATACGATACAGCAGCATCTTCAGTGTAGTCGGCTACAGTTGTTTCACCGATTGTTGGGATAGTGAATGTGTCACCATCAGGGAAACCATCAAGCATACGTACATAACGCTGTGCTTGCATTTCGTCCCGAAGGATCTCTTTGAGTTCTGAGGAGTATACCTCGGAACGAATCAGACGTTGCATGTCTGTATTTGAGGAAATCATGCCAGCCATTGTGCTAGACCTTTCTTAAAGTTAATTGCCGAATTTATCACCCATCCGCATCTTATCTTCCATAAGCTGTTGTTGGATTTTAGGTGAGTAGTATTCGTTTCGGTTTTCTCGACGGAGCTTCTGGTAATAAGACCAGTCACGCTGCGAAGAGGATTGCATTGCGACACCATCAGTACGAACTGAACCTTGCGTCATTGGCTTGAAGGACTCCTGTTTCTCACCTAGCAAGGTAAAGAAAGCAGAGGGTGATTCAGAGGCTAAGTTCTGCATACGTTCAAGACTGATCCCAAGTTCTTTAGACTTGTTGAGCAGTACGTTGCTTGCTTCAGTACCATACATATCTTGTAGCTTACTATCTACAGCAGAGATGTTCTGGTTAGCTGTTGCTTGCAACTCCCGTTCTGTTAGTGTCTTTTCGACAAGGCTCTTTAAATCGTTTTCACTGACTGCAAGGTTGGTATGTCCCTCAGTAACTGTGCCACTTGTATTAGTATTGGACTCTAGAGGTTTATCGGTAGTGGACGCCGATGCCCTTCCCTCTAGTTGTTGCAAGAGCTTGGCCGCATAGTCCTGTTTGCCTAGATCATCTCGCATCTGAGAGAGTTGATCTTCAAGGTTCTTAATGTAAGCATCAGCTTCCATCTTCCCCTTAGCTAGAACTTCTGGGTCTTTCCAATTCTCGCCACGTGTCTCTACGAGCTTCTGCAAGTAAGATGCCTGTGGTTGGGTTTCTTGTTGCGTAGTCTCTGTTGTCTGCTGGTCCTGTGGTTGGGAGTCAGTAGACTTTGCTTCATCAAAGATTGACATTATTGTTTTCGATCCTTACGGTTGAGGTCTATAAGATTTAAGATGTCATCAAGAGCAGCATTGTACTCATTGACAGCTATCTGTTTTTCAGCCCATCCGGGGCTGTAGTCTCGAACAGCATCTTTTCTTTGTAGTGTCTGTTCGATAACATTAGTAAGGTCTTCAAAGGCGTTGCGGTAGTTCATCACCTCTTTGATGCGTTTATCTTTCGCATCACCCTTGAAGCCTTTAATCCATACTGAGTGCATTAAATACCCATTTCACTTGCTTCCATCAGGCGTTCCTCGTTAGCAGCTTGCATGTCCTGTACTTTAGACTGCGTTTCCATCTGCTCTGTTACAGAGATGTTATCTGCGAAGAGTGTAGGCTCACCTAGTTCATATGCAATGATACGAGCTAGTTCCTTACCTGACAGGTGTGGTGCTACAGTCGGGTCTTGTGCTTTGACCGCAGCCATCTGAATTAAGTTCTGTACACGACGAGCACGTTCAGCGAAGTGTCGAGCACCTACTGGTTCGATCTTACCGCTGGACGTAATGTCCTCACGAGTAATGTCCATGAACTTAGTGAAGCCCCGAGCATCATCCAAGATACGAATGGTGTCAGAACGATTCATATAACGACGAGACATCTCAAGCATACTGTTCAAGATAGGCTCTAGGAAGGTACGTTCGAAGTGTGCAGCCTTGTGTTCAAAGATACGAGAGGCTGAGTTCTGTAGTGTCTGTACTTCGAAGGCAGTCTTCTCACCGGGGGTACGGATACCCATAGCTTGTCGAGGAGCACCTGCCATCTCTTCCATCTTGTTCTCTAGGACTTGGATCTGCATGTCAGCATTAAGAGCTGTTGCATCAGGAGCCATGTAACCTACATCACCCTCTTCACCAAGATAGATACGAGCACCGGGTTCGAAGTCGAAGTCTTCTACATCACCCTTGATCTTAAGAATAGGGTAAGCAATCTGATCGAAGACATCAGCCTTGAGGTTCTCTAGGTGGTCAATGCGGTACTGCATACCTACAAGATTATCTAGTGGCCCCATTGCGTAGAGGTTATCAGGACGGTTTCTCCATCCACTGTGGAAGATCGGAGACTTGCCTAACCATGAAGGGTTCTCTTGGTTGTCGATAACATAAGCACGATCAACAATAGTAATGATACGATCTGACATGAACTCGTTAGAGGATTGGTCATAGATGTCACCGTAGAAGGTGAGGATCTCTACGTAGTCAGACTCGTAGTACTGTTGGATATTAGAGAAGCCATCAGCTGTGAAACCTTCACCCTTGTCGATGTGTCCCTCAGAAGAACGGACTGCCTTACGAGCACCCATCATCTTATCTAGGACTTCCTTCAGGTAGCTGTTAGAAGGATCAGCATCAATCATACGTTTGATCTCGCCAAGTGACTTGATACTACGAATGACCTTAGGTGAGTCTTCGAAGGAAGTAGCTGTAGGGTTGAAGCAGATGTCATAAGGAGATACACGTTTAAGGCGTGGGCCTGTGTACTTCTGAATGAACTCACCTGACTCTTTATTAACGAACCCGTCTTCCCAGTCTACCATAGCGAAGCAGTTACCGTAGAGAATCCAGTCTTGTACAATATCAGATACTGTAGTAATGAAACCTGACTGGCTGATCTTGTTCTCCATGTAGGCTTGGATTACTTCACGTTTCTCTCTCTTGGCTGAGTCCCGTGTACTAGCTTCCCAGCGCATCCACTTCTGTTGTGGGAACAACGTAGCGAAGTAGTTAGCATGTAGGTTGTCAGAGATCTGTGTAATCTTAGGAGTAGTAGTTGTGTTAGACCAAGGCAGGATTGCATTAGCTGTTGTAGTTGTATCGGTAGCATATATGTAGTTACGTAATTGCTTAGTCTGCTCGACCCACGGACTACGAAGTGAATGCCACAGACGCCACTTATCTGCAATCTCTACAGCAAGCTGATCTGGATTAATCAGGTGTTCAATATCAATGGTGTCCATTACCTACTCCCTGCTCTGAAACGACTATTCGCCCAGACAATATTACTTTCCCGCTTCCTGTTAAGGTTGCGTGTCGGACGTACAGCCATATCAACGGCAGATGCTAAGGCATCAATTACGTCATCATGTGGCGGATTACGACTGGATAACTCGTCTTCCAAGTACTGTGTGTTACCACCTCTGTAGTGCCACATCTGTAAGTTGTCATACCTAGGCTCTAAGACAGAAGCTATACGTTCCTGTTTGTTACCTTGGTTCTTGTTAGGTCTGAACTCCTCAATGCTTAGAGCAAGTCCATGTCCCTTGATTAATTCTTTTAACTGTTTAACGATAGCCATCTGAGCTACAGTAACCTCTGCACGTAGTTTCCTGAAGGACCACTTAGTGTGCATGTCGAAGATGTGATCGAAGTACTCAGCAATACGGTCAGTCTTGAACCTGTCAATGTCTAAGACATATACATTGTTGTCAGCATCTACACCTACAAGAACCAGTGCTGTGTAGTCAGCCTTAGATCTTAAA